CTTGCAGGTAATTGAGGTGCGCACTATCGAGCAAGACAACCAGCCAATCACCTACGAGCTAATCCTGAGGGACTGATGGCACGCACTATCCGCGTTGGTGATATTGGCGATTACGTGAACCAGCAGATGGAAAAGTTACTGCGGGTTGCTGTGTTAGAGACTGACTCAAGAGTCAAACAGGCAAGCCCTGTCGATACTGGAAGGTTTCGCGTTAGTTGGCAGGTAGGGGAGAATGCAGCGCCAGGCGGGGAGAAACCTGCGGGGACCTACAGCGGCACTCCGCAGATTGAACGCATCGGCTACCAGCAAGAAAATCTCGGTAACGTGTACAGCGTGCACAACAATCTGCCGTATGCAGAGCCTCTTGCCAATGGCAGCAGCAAACAAGCGCCGGCGGGGTGGGTGCAAGGCATCGCCAAAGACATCCAAGGCTTTGTGCGCGTCAACGCTGACCGCATCGGACGCGAATCATGAGTAGCACCATCAACGACGTCCGCGCTGCCATTGAAGGCCGCATTGCTACGCAGATGGCAATTGCGCCGGCATATCCGGTGAGCTACCAAAACGTACCCTTTACGCCGCCAAACAATGCACCGTGGCTGCAGGCATTCATCCGTTTTGGCGACAATGCCTATGCCACGCTGCTACCTACAGGTAGCGCAGGGTTTAACCGGCATAATGGCGTGTTGACCGTGAACATCTTTACCCCTATTGGCGTTGGCACTGCCGCTAACTTCACCATTGCCGAGCGGATTAAGAATCTGTTTGACCGTGTGACTGTATCAGGCATCATCTTTGACCCAGTATCTGGTCCGGCACAGGTAACGCCTGCTGCGCCACAGCCGTATTACCAGACCCAGTTGACCGCAACGTTTGAAGCCTATTTAGACTGAGCGCAGCCACTACCGTTCACAACATGGCTGTTACTGTTCTGTCCGGTACGTCCGGCGCCCTCTACTACAAACCCGCCGGCACTAACGGCAATTTCCCCGAGTCTGGCGTTAATGCCAGCACGGATGTCATTACCGTTCAGCCGTACCTGAATTTCAAGGCTGGCGATCCGGTCAAGTTCCGCGTCATCAACAGCCAGACTGGCGGATCCGGCACTGGTACGCTGCCGTCTCCCATTGATGCAGCCACCACCTACTACGTGCTGTCCTACACGGCTGCCACTGGTGCGCTGACCGTCTCCACGTCCGCTGGTGGCACCATCCTTGCCATCACTGACGACGGCACGGCGGTAGCACCCAACGAGTTTGAGGTGTACTACGCCGATTTCGCTGCCGTTGGGCAAGTGCAGTCTTGGTCTTTTGAGATCAGCCGCGCTGAGATTGACGTGACCACCATCGGTCAAACCGCTGGGCAGTATGCACCCTTCCGTGCCTACATCCCTGGCTTTGCCGACGGCAATGGCACTGCCACCGTCTACGTGACCAACGAAGACGCTGCACTGTCTAACCGCATGGTGGAAGACGTGCTGCAGCGTCAGCAAGTGGGCTGCGCCTTCAAGCTGTACACCGACAAGCAGGGGACTGAGGCGCTGAGCCGCAGTATTGCCATGGATGCAGTGTTGACCTCGGCCAGCCTGAACGTCAACCCTGACGATGCCCAGCAGGTGGAAATTGCCTTCCGTCCGGCTGGCGTGCCAACGTTTGATTTCAGCAGCGTGTTTGAGTTTTACTCCGCGCCACTCACAATGGCCGAACGCGAGCGCGCAGAGAACATGCCTGGCGGCAACAATGCCAATGGCTTTGCATTGAACTTGCTGGTTACCAAGGCAATGGACGACACCGGCAAGCGCTTGTTTGCGGCCGGTGAAATTGCCGAACTCAAGGAAGAGGTGTTAGATGCTGACCTGCAAGGCATGATGCTGGCGATCATCACCAACCCAGAGGATGCAGAGCAGCTGGACATGAAAAGCATTAAAGAAGGAGCTAAGTAAAGACAATCTGCTACTGCTACAGCTTGGCGTTGCAAAGGAGCTTGGCTATAGCTTGGCTAGGCTCAATCAAGAGGTGACGCTAGAGGAGTTGCTCATCTGGAGCAGCTACTTTGAGCTTCAAAACGAGGAGCAGGAGCGTAGAATGAAGCAAAGGCGGTAGGGTTGCGCTGTGTCTGTCGTCGCTAATGTTGCCATTAACGTTGACAGCCGCAATGCTGTTAGCAAGCTGCGGCAGGTGCAGCAAGGTGCGCAGGCAACCAGCCAAGCGGTTGATAAGCTCAATACAAGCGCGGCCGCAACGGGCGACAAATTTAAATCTGCTGGATCAGGGGCAAGTGCTTTAGCCGCAAGCCTAGGAAAGCTTGCGACCGCATATTTTACGCTGCAAACAGCGCAGCGTGCAGTTCAGGCCGGCATTCAACGCGAAGAATCTGGCCGCAGGCTTACATTTTTGGCTCGGGGATACGGCGAAATTGCCCAAGCCCAGCAAGCTGCTGCCAGAGCTGGACGGCAATTTGGACTAAGCGCAACTGAATCCAATCAGCAATTTGCGCAGCTTTATGGCAGACTGCGCCCCCTAAACGTATCGCTTACGGATATTGAATCTGCTTTTGTTGGTTTTAATACTGCGGCAAAAGTAAGTGGCACGTCTACCGCTGAAACCGCAGCGGCTTTGCTGCAACTAACGCAAGCCCTTGGTTCTGGCGTTTTGCGCGGGCAAGAGCTTAATTCAGTGCTTGAACAGGCGCCTGGTCTTGTTGTTGCATTGACAAAAGAGCTGGGAATGCCAGTTAATGAAATTCGCAAATTAGCCGAAGAAGGCAAAATTACAAGTGATGTTGTTATCCGTGCCCTTAAGCGAGCTGGTACCGAAGGCGCAGACCAACTCGCCGAAGCAATGAAGGGCCCGGCACAGCAAGTGAAAAATCTGCAAAACGCTTTTCAAGATTTTCAAGTTGCACTAACCAAGGATGTGCTGCCAGCATTTATAGAAATAATTAACGGAGCAACTTCGCTGCTTAAATTATTTGGGCAATTGCCAGGTCCAATAAAAACAATAACTGCCGTATCAATTGCACTGACCGCAGCCTTTGTTGCATTAGCACCTGCCATCAGCGCAACCATTGGATTACTGGGGGGTTTGTCGCTTGCTACTTTGGCAGCCGCTGGTCCATGGGTTGCGTTGGCTGCTGGCATCACAGCAGCAGCCATTGCGCTTAATGGCTATCGAACCGAATCACAAAAGTTAGGAGGGGCAGCCGCTGGTGGTGGCGCAGCAGATTTGGCAGCAGCGCGAAATGCAATGGCGCAAAAGGGGCAAACAATTAGTTTGCTAGAGCAACAAAGAAAAACCGCTAAAGGGCCTGCACGAGCAAGCATTGATAGAACAATTACCAGGGAAAGAAAAGCATTTGCAGACCTAAAGGCAGGCGTAAACCGTGGCCAACAATCAGAAAATCCAATTGCGAACGCAATGGGCACCCCGATAGGCGCAACGGTTGGTGGGGGTGGCGGCCGCGCAGCAGGCAGTGGCGCAGCAAGCAAAGCAGCCAACGAAGCAGAACGCGCCGCAAAGGCAGCAGCTCAAGAAGCCGCAAGGGTTAAAGATGTCATCCGCGATAGGTCGGCAGAAGGCCAATTTATGCGTCTTAAGTCGGAGATGCAAAACAGAATTGCAAATGCAGAAATTGCTGGCGACAAAATGCTGGCAGCGCGATTGAATGGCGCACAGCGTGAACTGGACATTCAATACCAATATGCGCAAGAGTTAGCAAAAGAAAAAGACATAGACGCTCAAAGGGCAATTATCTTTGAAGGCCAAGTCGCCTTGGTCGCCAATCAGCGCGAGGTTCAGCGAGAACTGAATAAACTGCAACAGCAAAATGACCAAGACAGACTTGCATCGCTGCAAAAAGCCATTGAAAAACAATATGAACTTAATGCAGCTGTGCAAAATCAACTGCGGCTTGCCGATGGTGTTGCCAATACGCTGGGCGAAGGATTGGGATCAGCCTTTAATGCCTTAATTGCTGGCGCGCAAGGATGGGAAAAGAGTCTGCAGCAAATTGCGTCTGGCGTTCTTCTTGATATCGCCAATCAACTAATTAGGATCTTTGTCATTGAGCAGGCAATCAATGCCATCAAGACATTTTTGACGCCATTTAGCCCATCAACGCCATTAGGTGCCGGCGGTGGAAAGGTTGGCAAGTTTGGCACGCTTGGGCCAAATTACGGGATCCCGCAACGCGCCAAAGGTGGCCCGGTATCCAGCGGCCAAACCTACATGGTGGGCGAGCGTGGCCCTGAACTGTTCGTGCCTGGCCGCAGCGGGTCCATCGTGCCCAACGACAAGCTGGGCAGCGGCGGCAGCACCAGCGTTGTAGTGAACGTCGATGCCAGTGGCAGTAAAGTAGAAGGCAACGACCAACAGGGCAACCAACTGGGCCGCGTTATTGCTGCCGCCGTCCAGCAAGAACTCATCAAACAAAAACGCCCTGGAGGCTTGCTGGTGTAATGGCTACCTTCCCCAACTACAAGCCGACATATTCGGCCACCAAAAGCAGCGAGCCAAAGATTCGCACTACGCAATTTGGCGATGGTTACCAGCAGCGCGTCACGTTCGGCCTCAACCAAAACCCCAAGGAATGGCGACTGTCTTTTAACGTCACCGACGATGACGCCGATGTCATCGAGGCGTTCCTAGACGCTCGGGCTGCTGATGCCGCTTCTTTCACTTGGACCCCGCCAGGTGAAGCCGTCAGCTACAAGTGGATTTGCCCTAGCTGGACGCGCGAGCTATTTGATTTTGATCGCAGCAAGATTGACGCGACCTTCACGCAGGTATTTGAGCCGTGACCGTCCCCGTTTCTGATCTTCAGGCAATTGCGCCCAGCGCCGTTATCGAGCTATTCGTGCTGGAGCTGAACGTTCCGCAACACGGCGTAGCCGACATTTACCGCTTCCACGCTGGCACCAACCTGAATGCCGGCGGGCAATTGGTGTGGGCCGGCAATAGCTACCTCCGGTTTCCCATTGAGGCAGACGGTTTTGCTTATGAAGGCAAGGGTTCGCTGCCGCGTCCACGCCTGCGCTGCAGCAACATCATGGGCACCATCACCGCAATCCTGCTGACCTTGCCAAAGGGCCTGGAAGGTGCCAAGGTGTCCCGGATCCGCACCCTGGCCCGCTACATCGATGCGGTGAACTTCCCCGGTGACGTCAACCCTTACGGCACCCCGGACCCGACAGCAGAGTTTCCACGCGAGGTCTACTACATCGACCGCAAGTCAGCGGAAACCCGCGACGTAGTGGAGTTTGAACTCGCAGCGGCGTTTGACCTGATCGGAGTGCGGGCGCCACGACGCCAGTGCATCGGCAACATCTGCCAGTGGGCCTACAGGTCTGCAGAGTGCAGTTACACCGGCACTTCCTACTACAACGAAAACGATCAAAGCGTCGCCACCGCGCCAGAAGATGTCTGCGGCAAACGATTGAGCAGCTGCCGAATCCGCTTTGGCTCAACAGCTCCGTTGCCCTTTGGCTCCTTCCCCGGCGTGGGCACCTATTCCTCATGACCTGGCGTACCGCAGCACTCGATCACGCCAAGGCCGAGGATCCACGCGAAGCCTGCGGGCTGCTGGTGGTGGTCAAAGGCCGCGAACGCTACTGGCCGTGCCAGAACCTCTGCACCGGCGCAGACCAGTTCATCCTCAACCCGGATGACTACGCAGCCGCCGAAGATGCCGGCGAAATCATCGCGGTGGTCCATAGCCATCCGGTCACCCCGCCACAACCCAGCGGCCCTGATCTGGTGGCCTGCGAAAACAGCGGCCTGCCATGGCACATCGTCAACCCCAAAACCGAGGTGTGGGGCGGCTGCGAACCATCCGGCTACAAGGCACCCCTAGTCGGCCGCGAATGGGCATGGGGCATTACCGACTGCTGGACGCTGGCCCGTGACTGGTACGTCGAGCATGGCCTGCAACTACCCGACTGGGAGCGCCCGCTGACGCCAGAGGCATTTGAGGCAGATCCCCTGTTTGATCGCTACTGGAAAGAAGCCGGCTTCCGCGAGCTGGACGAAGAGGAAGAGCTGCAGCCCGGCGATGCGCTGCTCATGAACATCAGCGGTTCCGGCCTCAATCACGTCGGCGTTTACATCGGCGACCAGCTGGTGCTGCACCACATTCGCGGCCGGCTCAGTAGTCGCGACATGTACGGCGGCTGGCTGCAGAAATGCACTGGCCGCCGTCTCCGCCATTACGATGCAGGGAGGCTAGAGCTGACGTGATGTTGCGCACAATCCGCATCTACGGGCGCTTGGCCAAGTTCCTGAAGCGCCGCAAGTTCGAAGCCGAAGTTTCCAATGCAGCCGAGGCTGTTCGCTTCCTTGTAACCAATTTCCCCCAGCTGGAACGCCACATGGCGGAACAGCACTACCGCGTAAGCGTCGGCACCTACGATCTGTCGCTTGACGAAATCCACGATCCAGCCGGCAGCCAAGAGATCAAGATCGTGCCAGTGGTGGCTGGCGCTGGTGCTGCGGGGCGGATTCTTGTTGGCGTCGGCTTAATTGCTGCTGCCTTTTTTACAGGTGGTGCAACTATTGGCCTGCTGGGCCTTGCGGCCCCACTTTCCGTTAGCACTGTCCTTGCTGGTATCGGCGTTTCTCTAGTGCTTGGCGGCGTAGCCCAGCTGCTTACACCTGTCCCAACACTCAGCACCCCCTCAACGGTCAACACCGACAAGGACCCTCGCAAGAGTTATTCCTTTAGTGGAATACAAAACACCAGCCGCCAAGGCACTCCAGTGCCCATCGTTTATGGCGAGACGCTGGTGGGCTCAATTGTGATTTCAGCAGGCATCGACACTGAACAGGTGACGGCATGAAACGGATTGGCGGTTCTGGTGGCGGTGGCGGTGGCGGCAAAGGCCGCAGCAGTGGCGGTGGGCCGCAGACCTACACCCCCACCGAAGCTGCCGACACGCTCAACTCAAGGCAATACGCCAACCTCATCGACCTCATCAGCGAAGGCGAAATCCAAGGGCTCAAAGACGGCCACAAATCGATCTTCATCAATAACACTCCTCTACAAAATCAAGACAACTCATACAACTTCAACAACGTCACAGTCTGGACACGCAACGGAACACAGAACCAGGACTACATCCCAACTGTTGACGCTGTTGAGAACGAGGTTGCTGTTGGCGTAACAGTTCTCCAGGCAACGCCAGTCGTTCGTAGTATCACAGACACCGCAGTCGATGCCGTCCGCGTCACCATCAACATTCCTGCCCTGCAGCGAATCACGGATCAGGGTGACATTGTTGGCAGTGTTTTCAGATTTCAAATCTCCACGCAATACTCAGGCGGGGGTTACACCGTTGTTGTTGATGACGTAATCAT